CATTCTTTCAAGAAAGTAGTCAGCGACTTCCTCAAGAGATGGCGCAGTGAAACGACATTCTTTCAATTTTTTTTGTTGGTTCAATTGACTTTCCAACTGGCTCACTCTCTCGCTTAACGAGAGAACCTCTAAGATTAAAGTATTTATGTCCATTTTCAAGCATTAGTTTAGTTGTGTTGCAATTATAGCCATTTTTCTCAAATGAGTTAAAAAAATCATTTACAAGGAATCTCCATTGGCCGTCTATTCGGTAAAGGTCGCAGAACTTTTTGAGTGAGTGAAGCACGGTTGAGTGATCCACACCAACTGGAGCGCCAATGTCACGCAATGTCTTTTTGTTATTCGTAAAATAATTGAATGCAATTACAATAGCACGTGCATCTACAACCTCTCTTTTGCGTGTGCGACTTTGAATGTCGGTATACTTGACATTCATCAAGTCTTTACAAGCATTCGTAATAATATCATCAATAACTTTCGTTTCTTCAATTATCTTGATTTCATCAGGTTGGTTGGTAATCAATTCACGAATGTGTGCAAGTTGTTTTTCGATTGAGTCTATTGCGTTGAGTAGTATTTCGTTCATCACAAATAGTTTACCGGTTCGTGTTCGTTTTCATTTTCAGCCACAGCCAATGATATCAATTCGCATTTGTCAACTCCAATCAACTTGGATAGTTTGTCAATGTGATTGATACTCATTGTGATTGGATAGGTTTCGTACTTCCTGCCAGTTGGCCAAGTCACTCCCATTGCCTTCGCAAATTCGTAAGTGGATGGGTAGTGGGTTCTTATTAGTGTTCTAAATTTCATTTCTTTATAGTTTACCAGTGAATAATACTTTTAATCTTTGGGCAATTCCAAGCTTTGGTTTTTTGCGATGTGTTACCTTTCTTGGCTCAACCTTAATTACTTTTTTCGGATCAACCTTAACTTTGGTTTCAGTGAATAAAGTTGGTTGAGATAGATTGCTTTTATAGAGTTTTGAATTGTATTTTTTATTTGAAAGTTTACACAATTTTACAAGCTCATCCAATTTACCTTGCGTTAAGCGTTCAGCTGCTTTGTAATAACCATCTTTTTTATACACAATTTTTGATTTTTTCAAAGGAGCATAATAAGACTTGCTCATTGCTAAGTGAGTCATTACATCATTCAAATTGGTGTAATGATTTGAGTTTATCAATTTGCATAATTCAGTTAATCTCTTATGCATATCTTTTTCGTTTCGTAAAAATCGTTGCTTCATAGTAATTTTCTTAAATAGTTAAATAATTCTTGGGGACTTTCAAACGTGATGTCCCCCCCTAGAAAGGGAGGTCATCAGCGTTATTCATTTTGCCGTCGGCAATCGCATCTTTGTACGGATTTTCGCCAGTGGTTAAATAGATTTCAAATGCCTGAGCAGTAGCGCAAATCAATCCAATCTGTTGGTTCATTGGTTCACCTTCACCTTTGTGGAGATCAACTGCTGCCTTCAACGCAACCGCACGAGCGATGTCAGCAGACTTATCTTCTTTGACAAATGACTTTGCACCGCCGCCACCATTCCAAGACTTTTGCTCCTTGGCAAATTTGATATTCCAGTACCTACCGTTCTGCGTGTATTCGTAACTTTTCTCATCTCCAACTTTGAAGGGAGGTTCCTGAGATGCAGCAAAGCAACCGCCAACGTCTCCGTTTTCCATTTCGACTTCGAACTTGAAAAGTTCTTTCCACGTGCCATTGTTTTGAATGGACTTGATTTTTGATGTTTTCATCTTGTTTTTATTTTGGTTTTTAATGATTTCTTGATAACGTTCTTCAATGTGTTTTTCTTCAAATGAATTGATGTGTACTGGCACTCCTTTGTAAGCAATGGTTACCTGCCTTCCAAGTTCCAATTCCCTTTCGGCTCTTTTGTTTTGAGCGTATGAGTATGGTTTGCCGGACTTATATTCATCCCAATACTGGTAACTCATCTTCTGTACGTTTTTTCTTTGAGCAATTCCTCCATTCTTTCAAATGGTTTGCGAGGGGAACTATCCGCAATGTGTTGAGCGATTGCATTGAAATCTAACTGTTCAGTTGGTAGACTGGAGGACATCACACAGATAAACTTGCGTGGGTAACTTAGATTAACATTTTTCATATGCGATAAAATTTTTTAATTTGACTTTCAAATCTTCTGCTTCTTCAACTGACAACAACCATTGATTGGTATCACCTTTTAAGAATTCGTTTACCAAAAATGTTATTGCAACTGTTTGATTGACGGTCAACACGTGAACAGTTGAATTGAGTGGACATCTCTCCTTATCGAATTGAGACAAATCAGTGCCATAGATTTCGATTTTTTTGTATTGCATCTTTCCCATAATTAGATGATTTGAAAGATGAATGCTTCAACTCCGTTAACGTGATACTTGCCAGAATAAGCGTGGCAGTAACCGTGTTCATCCATATGGTATTTAATACCATTGTTGTGAGCGTAATCAATCACAGTAGCGTTTGCCTGCTCCAATGATTCGCAATTGATGGCTTGTTGATGAAAGCCTTTGAAAATGTGTACCTGATACATATTGTTTTTGTTTTTAAGTTGTTTAATTTTTACATAAAGATTGGAGCCATTGAATAACTGCCAAGAGCCATTACATACTCATTACCGTCAAAACCTACTTTAACTTTTTTGCGAACAATGTTCTTTTCACCGTCTACTTTCAAAGTGACAAAATCACCTTTGCGATCTAATACCTTAGCGGTCAAAATCAAATTTGAATCACCGATGAATCTTGCGCTGATTGTTGTGTTTGCTTTAATTGTTTTCATTTGTTTAATTGTTTCGTTGTTTGTTTGGCAAATATAGAAATAAATTTTAATATGTCAAGAAAAAAATTAAAATATTTTTAGTTTTCCAATGTTTATGCGGGTTTCAAGATGCATTTTTTTTTGTCCATCCTATTGAAATTCGTCTTAATTTTATCAAATGAAAGGGAAAATAATCCAATCAATGAAGCCACGTGCGAAGAAACCATTGGCTGGTGAAGCAGGAGTGCAATTCGCAATAGTTCAATACATCAAAGTAATGTATCCCAATGCCTTGTATTGCGCCTCCGCAGGAGGAATGTTCACCTCAATGAAGCAGGCAATCAAGATGAAGATGACTGGATATGTGAAGGGATTTCCTGACTTGCAAATATGCGAACCCAATGAGAAATACCACGGTCTTTTTATAGAGGTCAAGACTGACAAAGGTGTTGTGAGCAAAGAGCAAAAGGAATGGATAAAGCAATTGAACAAAAGAGGTTACTATGCTACTTATGTGAAAGGTAGCGAAGATGCCATTAAATTGATAGATGCATATTTCAAAAACTCAATATGATCAACATAGGCGGTTAGCCGTCAACTTGTGCGGCGGTAACGTTTACGAAGCGGACGACCTTCTGCACGATACTCTTTTATGCATCTTTGAGAATGGCAATGAAATACGCAACAGTGAGCATTATATTAACCACGCACTGAAAATAGCACACTGGTCTAATCGTTCCCACTATCACAACACAATAAGGAAGTTCAACCAAATGTCGGATGAACCAACGGAGTCACAATTACGAGACTATGAATCGGTTACAGTATGGTTAGGTGACCGCATTACAAATGAGCAACTTGATATATTGATTTCAAGACTTCCATTCTTTGAGCGTGAGGTGTTTTATCTTTACGCATTAAACGACTTTTCTTACAATGACCTAAGCATTGATACTGGCATACCAAAGAAAGTGCTATATAACGCAGTTAAATACGCTAAGAACGAAATTAAAAAAGCTATTGTGATATGAATAAGATTTTAGAAATGGCAAATATGCGAATGGCCATATGCAGAGAATGTCCAGTTTACAATTCAACAACCCGAACTTGTGGCACTCCACTCAATAAGCTGAATCCATTTGCTACACCTATAACACTTGATGGTGTGACCTTCAAGCCGTGCGGTTGTTTTCTTGATTTGAAAACTAAAATGACCTTCCAAGATTGTCCAGGTGGTAGATGGCCAGTAGTGGTGGATAGCGAGAAAAAGAAACAAGCAAAGGAATTGGTGCAATCAGTTAAGGCAACCAATGTGCTGACCGATCCACAGCGCAGGTTGTTGGCGGAATTTGATGAGTTGATGAAGGGCAGTAAAGGAAAGGTAAGCAGTTGTGTTCCGTGCGTGAATAAAATGATTGATGACCTTCACAATCAACTAAAAACTGAGGAGGTGCTACTTAGTACAGAAGAAACCACAACACCGAAAAAACGTGGAAGAAAATCAAGAAAATCAGGAATATGATGAGTCTGCTTCATTTTTGTTTTATGTCCTATGGACTGATCGCATTGTTACTTATTGGGTTGATGGCAGTGATGATGCTAAGGCGAACCCTACCTACTTCAATTGAGAATCTGATAGGGATGGTATTCACTGCATTTTGTTGGCCAGTGGTATTGGCAATGACCATTGTGGAATTGTTCAAAAGTAATGAGTAATTAACAAGGCAACCATTCAACTGATTCACTATCTTTGTAGCGTTGAAGGTTGTATAAATATTCCCCATTTCATTTTAACCTTCAACAAGTTACAATGATTTGGGGATTCTCTTTTTAATGGCGGTGCAAATACGCTTGGTTAAAAGGAGTAAGCGTTACAAGGGGATGATGGCACAGCGCAGCGGTAGCATTAAGGACAAAGCCGCAAGACCATCACACGAGCCGAGAATCGTGTTAAAGTAGTGTCCAGGTCAAAGGTCAACGGTGATACTTTGAAACTTGAAAGCGAAAGGACTCATTCGACAGATTGAATGAACTTTTAAGCAAAGAGAGTGAATGACAACTGATGTTAAAGTCAGTTAGGATATTCTCATTCTCTTTATGCTCAGGATCTATTCTCTAGATTAAATATTATTAACTATATTTGTTATTGTATATGATAATACTACCTGCTCAAATCGAATCAATAAAGTCACGCAAGGATAGAACTACTGCCATTGTCATTGGTACTAATGAATTAACACCTGACCAAGCTGGGCAAATATTCAGTCTCCAAAATTCGTTTGTCTATTGCGCTCTAAAAGAAGAGGAATTCGCTACTAATGAAAGGGACATCTTGAATGACTTAAAAGCTGACTTTGAGATTGAAAAGAAATCGAATGGTCAAAGGTTGAGGAATGTCCTTTACAAATTATATGAGCAGGATAAGGAGGGGTTTCTTACCTTTACTAAGTATTACGACCATAAGATGGAGCAATTGATCAACCACTTTAAGACTAAAATAGATTTGTAAACATCAAATTTTAACAAATGAATCTCAGCAACAAAATAACCATTACGAATGAAGATAACATGGCATTGATGGCTCGTTATCCTGATGGCTATTTTGATTTAGCTATTGTTGATCCACCTTATGGGATTGATATAACTTCAGAATGTATGGGTGGTCGTAAAACAATTAAACCAAATAAAGAAAAAAATTGGGATAATGAAACACCAACAAAAGAATATTTTGAAGAACTATTCAGAGTTTCAAAAAACCAAATAATTTGGGGCGGTAATTATTTTGAACTTCCATTAAGTAGATATTTTGCTATTTGGGATAAAGGCGAGACAATGTATGGTAGAGATTTTGCAGAAGTTGAATTTGCTTGGGTAAGAAAAGGTGGAACGCGTATATATAAACAAAACCCAAATCAGTTAAATAGAATACACCCAACTCAAAAACCAGTTGCACTTTACAAATGGATTTTAGATAAGTACGCAAAACAAGGCGATAAGATACTTGATACTCATTTAGGTAGTGGCTCAATAGCGATAGCGTGCCATGATTACGACTTTGAGTTAACAGCGTGTGAGTTAGATGCAGAATACTATGACAACGCAATAAAGCGAATTAAAAACCATATGGCACAACAAAAATTATTTTAGTATGGGATTACCAAAAGGACAAACTAATAACCCAAACGGCAGACCAGTAGGTGCTAAGTCTGAAAAGACAAAGCAATGGGAGTCATTGGGTGAATCAATCACTGGTCAACAAGCGGAGCAGTTCAATGCGTTCCTTGATAAGCTATGGAGTAGCCGCAATGATGAAGATAAAATGATTGCATCCGAACTCTATTTGAAGACTTTGGAATACTTCAAACCAAAGCAGGCACGCAATACCATTGTCGGAGATTCCGACGCACCAGTGCAAATAATCATATCAGATAAGTTATGAGAGCAATAATTGAATTTGATTTAGACGAACCTACCGACATTGAGGCGCACAAAAGATTCACCAACTTAAATGCAGTATACATTGCACTTTGGGATTTTGACCAATTGATGAGGTCACAAATCAAGTACAATAGCGAAAACTATTCAGGTGAGCAACTTGATGCACTGGATAAACTTCGTGACAAATTTTATGAGATACTCAATGACAATCAAATAAAGATAGATGGATAACGAACAAGCAAAAGAAACAGCCAAGCACACATACACTATGTGCATTCTCTTTGGTATGTGGTTGAAAGAACCAGCGCAACGCAAACGACTTTCAAAGGTGGATGCATCACAACTATTTGATGAATGGATCAATAAAGTATTGGAGGAGGTGAACAATGCAAAAGATTAAGGTAAACCTTGACTATAACACCATAACGGTGAAACAATATGTTGACTTCCTGAATAATGAAGGAAACGACATTGGTCAAGTGTCCGCAATTCTCGGACAATCAAAAGACTTCGTGAGACAACTCACTCCTGAAGATATGGAGAAAGCAATCACTGCCTTTCGTGAGGTCATTGCTAATCCATTGGCTAATCATCAGCACAAGTGGAATGGGTACGGATTCATCCCTGACATCAATAAGATTTCATTCGGTGAATGGTTAGACCTTGATACGAATTGTAAAGACTTTCCAAAGAATCTACCAAAGCTATTGTCCATCCTTTACCGCCCCATCTCATCGGAGATAGGAACAAAGTACAAGATTGAACAATACACTGCCGACCATTTGAGTAATGCTAAAGACTTTGAGCAAATGCCCTTATCAATTGCGAATGGTGCGCTGCTTTTTTTTTCGACTATCGAAAGCGAATTGGTGACCACTTCCCTCTCGTATTTAGAACAACAGATACAGACGAATCTGACGAAGGCGATGGAGACGATAGAGGAAGCGTTGCAACAAGCGAATTAGCGGAAAGATACGGATGGTTTCACGTAATCGAAGAATTAGCGGATAGAGATATCACTAAATTTGACGCCATCACAGAGACACAAGCGTCAACCATCTTTGCACATTTGTCTTATCGGTTAGATTATTACAATTTCCAGAAACAATTGCTGTCTAAAAATGACCATTAAAGCTACTAACTAATATGAGCGCATCTTCACTATACACATACAATGTCGTTATTGGTAAATTCGAGGATTTCTCGAATAGCCACGCACTAATCCGCAGGTTCACACACGGACAAATATCCCAAGCGGACTTTGAAAAGGAAGGTGAATGGCCTTGGATGCACGTTACACCAACATCATTCTCATTTGATTCAGGTGCGTTGACCTATTCCTTTGATGTTTACTTCGCAGACCTTCCGAGAGATAAGGAAGAAAAGACTGAATATCAAAGGCAGTCAATGAGCGAGTGTATCCAGTTGGCAGGTGACTTTGTGGCAATGCTCGAAAATGGGAGCATCTTTGATGAGTCGGTTGTATTGGGTAAGCCAATTTCAGCGCAGCCATTCATTGAGGAGTTTTCGCACGTGTTGACGGGTGTTCAGTTATCAATTGACATCACAGTTGACTACGAGTGGAATGCGTGTGATATACCATTTATCGGAGACTAATGAAGAAACTTCAATACACAACCAATGATCCTGCTGCCTCTACCGATTACTTGGCAGGGGACAACACTTGGAAGACAATACCAGGCGGTGGCGGCGGTGGAATTACTTCATTGAATTCATTAACTGGTGCAACACAAACATTTGCGACTGGTAACGCAGGTACTGACTTTGCAATATCATCAGTAGGTA